TTTCTCCTGCTTTTTTAAGAATTTTTAAGATTCTTTGTAAGGAGGCGGCAGTCATTGCAATGTCTCCAGCGGCGGCTTTGTTTGCAAAATCACGGTCAGCATCTGACAAGCCTGTACCAGAACCAAAGTTTTTAATAATCTCAGCTACACGGGGAGCCGCCAGAGCAATGTACGCCTCCGTGTTTTGCAGGGCAGGATCGTTAGAATTAATACCCAAAAACTCCGAAAGTTCACTTCTAATTCGTCTAACAAATAACTCAGGCTGCGCTGTCGCTCCTGTTATCATTTCGTCCGTTAAAGGCAAAACTTCTGCTATATTGTTTAGCGTAGATATTGTGAGAGAAGTTGAATCGTGAAGTTCTTTAAAATGTCGTACTCCCTCTGCCGCTAAAAGTTCGCTTGTATAGTTAGCAATGTTTTCAACTTGCGTTCTATTAGGCGCTCTTCGGACACCTAACTGAGAGGCTCTCTTAAATGTACCATCGGCAGGATCTCTTACTAGTCCGTCTGTTTTGGTTACCTCTAATAGTGTTTCGGTCCCATCAGGCAAAATAAAAGATTTTAGTTCTGCTTCCTGTCCTTCAACTAGTTTTAAAAAGTTTTCTTCAGTAAGGCCTGACATATAAGGTTCGTAAGTAATGCCAAAGCGTTTAGCAAGAGCTTTTCTACCGGGTTCGCCACGCTCCCTCACCACGCCTTTTATTTCTTCGGTTCGTAAATCGTTTTGTATAGCCCTAAGACTTTCTTCATTTGTTGTAACAAGTGCTCTTTCAGAAACTTCAGGAAGATTAAGCTTTAGGGCCGTATCAGAAATACTTGTCTGAAGCGCCAGTAAAGAAGCTGCCTGTTGTTTTTGTTTTAAACCTTCTTGAACCCTTCCCGCTTGAGTTATCAAAAGATTGCCCATACGTTGTATATTAG